TCCAAAAGTTGAAATAGCTGCCCACCCACCCTAGTGGGCCATAATTACGTACATTAACACCTACAGAATCAACTGTATCGTGTTTTGCACTTAATGGCGTAACTCCAATTCTGAATAACTGAGCACCTACACCGTCGGAAGTACTCCAAGTAGTAAGGTCCATATAATTAGAAATTGAAGCTAAATAGGCTATTGACATTTCATCAACATTGGTTCCTAACAAAGCAGGATCCATAGAAACGTGATTGCCTCGAGTTAAGCCCAAAGGTTCAGCTCCATCAACTCCATCACCTGTACCCATATAAGGAAAGTTATTTCTAACTGCCCTTACTGGAGGGTCGATTAAGTTTGGTTTACTGAAACCTAAAACGTCTGCTATCATACCAGCTCCACTTAAAGCATAGCTTAGTGGGGCTGCAAAGGCGGACAGTAAAGGGATCTTACCGAAAGAATTAGCGATAGTACCCATCGTATATAATACTGTGGAAACTTTCTTTGTCTCTTGTTCTTCCGCTATAGGGTCGCGTTTCAACGCATTAGCAGTCTTCTTTTGAGCAATAACAGTCGGATCACTTTGAAGTGAACCGACAATACCGAGTTCAATATCAGTATAATTTGCCCATAACGTATACCCAACAGTAGTTGAACCACCAGTACCTAAAGTAAGTGGCACCACTGGGTATAAGAAGAATCTGCCAGGCAGAGTTTGGGTAGATAATGCAGGATTGTACATATAGGAATTATAAGCACTCCTCCAAGGAATACTTAGTGTGACTTCCGTCTCACTTCCTAATAAGATCCTAGCATGAGGTAATTGTAAAATCTGTGTAATGGAGTGACGGTGTGCTCTATACCACTCGTTTTGACGATTGGTATCAGAAGCACCACCAAAAGGTACGTAACACAAATAATACATTCCTTGTTGCATAGGATTAGCATTAACTTGCAATCTTAAAACTAGAGTAGCGTTTATCGTATAAATTCCCGATATCTTATTAGCATACATGGAGTTGAACAGTGGTTCAC